ACTATAATAACAGCATTTATCCTGAAGAATATTCACTTTTTTTAATTGTTTTTATCTTAAAATTAAACATGCTACAGAAATATTTGATATTAACCTGTTTTATATTTGGAATGCCAATACAACTGTATTGTGTTTCAATAGATTGTTCGTCAGGGTCATATCCCCATTGTTCGCATAATTGTTCGAGGTCATCATCATTTTCAAATATTATTTTACAGCTGTTTAATTGAGGAGTTCCGTTATATTCATCTATCCTTTTTTTCCATACAGGCGAACGATATGCATAATATAACCAATGATATCGATAAATTTGGTATAGGTCATTATGGCAAGGTAGCAGAATATTAAATAATCTATTGAATTCGTTCCGCGTTTGGTATGCACATTGTTTTTGTAAAATTCGGTATTTATGTTCTGTGATAATGTCTGTTTTATATTTTTCAATATCAGTATCTTTCAATGATACTATAAATCGCGGTTTAGATGACTCTTGTTGTTTGCCCTGTATATGTAAATATATCTTACAAAAATCTTGCAGATCATAATTTCTGGTAGATAATGTAGCAACAATATTGCCATATGCACATATATCGGTGTCGATTCGCCATTTATTATTCATTGATTCAATGTATTTTTCTAATTTTGGATGCAACTTTTTGTATACAAGATGATATATTTCGATTAAATAGTCTAATGTTTCTTCCTCAAACCCAGAGTAATACAGTTCAAACATCCAGAATAAAGCGTGTTCCATATTTGATTCTAGTAAAGATATGAACAAATTTTGTCGCGCTTCATTTTTATTGTATAAATATCGAGTATACACAACATCTTCATCGTTATCAAAATCCATCATATTCATTTGTAGTATTACGTTGCAATTATAGTATTTGTAAACAGAATGATCAATTTTTTAGTTATACTTGCAATTCGTTTTTTGTATAACATAACAATTTAGCTAAAAATAAAATGGGATAGTATTGTAAATGCCGAGAACCAAAAAAAATAACAATATAAATCGTCGCAAAACATTCAAATCAAGGCCCAAAAAACAGTTTAAGATAGATAACAAATTTAAGTCCGAAATTACCAAAGTGTTTTTAGAACTATTGAATATGGTAAAGTTATATCATTGGAAAACATATTCGTATGCACAGCATAAGGCGACGGATGAATTATATGAGAGTTTAAATAAACACATAGATAAGTTTATAGAGGTATTATTGGGAAAAGATTCATCTAGGATTCATATGGTAAGTAAAAAAATAAAGTTAATTGACTTTAATAATGCAGCTGATTTCAAATCACGAATTTATTCATTCCGTGAGTTTTTCACCCAAATGGATAAAAATTTCAATAAAAAACGGGACACCGATTTGCTTACACTACGCGATGACCTGTTAATAGATATAAACCAATTTTTGTATTTAATGACTTTTACAAAATAAATTACACCAAGAGACCTCGGATACTAGGTAGATGCGCAATATCATATTTCCAACTGCCATTAATTTCACGATATTGTAAAGCGCTGGGAGACGACCGTTTTCGAATAATTTGTTGTCTTAGTTTATAAATTTTCTTCCATTTTCGTTGAACCAATTTCAACCAAAATGTCTTAATGACAACATTGAATGTGCCATTATTATCAATGTGAAGTTGCATAATATCGATTGATGGATGGGCTTGTTTGCACATACCATAATAATATAAATAGCGGGAACACTCTCTATATGAATATTTGAAGTATGCCCTTGATGATATGGTTGTCGAAAATAATAGAGATTCTTTATTGTGGTCAGAATGAGCCATCCCAATGTAATACTTACCATCTTCTTTTTCGGAGTAAAAGTGTTGATAATCATCTATGTTTATTTCATCATATATATTTACACTATCAAGGTCGCTGTCGTAATCGCTGTCCGAATCATATTCATCACTCGACCCAAGAATGACTACTTCGTCAATATGGAAGCGATTATCGCGAATAAAAGTAGGAGTATCATTACTAGAATCAGTCTCAGAACCTGACGATAAGCCTTCTTGTGTATAACTGGTTGTAAAGTTGGACATAATGCATGCGATATAAAATTGTATATTTGCATGCGGTATAAAGTTATATATTTATTATTCATAATACAATTAAAAAGATAATCAATTTTATATCACAGTAATATTATATATGTCTCCATTTGGGTCTCGTAGTTGTTCAATCGATTCTACGTCAAGCTTACATCAATATGAAGACAACAAAATACAAACAATAGATTTATCACTCAACCTGAATTATATATATTCAAAATCTAATCCAAAACGGAGAAAGCGAGAACAAAAATTAACTATTAGTCAATCACCTACGCTAGAATCATTTTTAATGAAAATGAATAAAAACATATAATTTGCAGACACTAATTGTAAAACTATAATTTGTAATTATAATATATTATGGATAAAAAAGTGTTATTCTTTATAGCAGTGGTTGTTGTATCATTTATAGTCGAGATAATAATGCAAACGTGTTCAAACCGTTCTATTTGGTCAGATATCATTAGTTTCATCCATCATATATTATCCATATATGGAATATTAGGGAGTATTTTGTTTGGATATCACAAGGAGCATTTATTATTTTTGGTAAGCGTATTGATTGGTTGGGCAGTTTTTGGAAAATGTATTTTCACGATTTGGTATGAAAAGTTGTGCGACATTGATAGTAAAAATAACCGTTTATCTAGCCACCAAGATATAGTATCTAGACTGGTTGATGCTGTATTTCGTGTCAAGTTAGATAAACCGATAATTGTTGTAGCCGCTGTTTTTATGATGTTGTATGATGTGTATCACATTTACAAATAATAACATATCATTTACACATATAAACTCTGAGAAGTCATTACATATTTTAGTATCATTGGTTCGATTTGTGAGAATTTATGAAGAGTTTCAATATAACCTAATTGCTCAAATACGTTCATCCATTCTCTTGCAATAGTTACAATCTTTAGCATAGCTTTTGTAAAATCGCCTATAGATACTACCTGCTTCACCTGCGTTTCAATAAATATTCTACAATCTGTTTCGTTTTCATAATCACACCATTGCATAGCAAATTCCATTAAATCATATTGCAATGCATCTATATACTTTAATCCAGTGCGGACATCCACTATGCCTTCCATATCATCATATTGCTCATACATACGAGCCACCTCTTGAATGCGGTGTTTCAAAAAGGAATCGTCAGTGTCTGGAAAGCTGGATTTCTCTTCAGACGGCAACTTCACGTCAGTAAAGCACGAAAATAGACCGATGAGTTGTTTCGTTGAGAAATCCTCAAAATAGTTCCATTTTTCAAGCAAACGCGTCATAATGAGAGGGTGTATTTCTGCAATATTCGAAGCGATATCGCCCAATTTCGTAAGTTCATATGTGTTATCAAATACATATGCATTGCAACTAATATCATTTGAACAAGTCATAAATCCGTCTTCCAGTAAAATCGAACATATACGACTGGTTTGAAGTTCAATAAAACTTCTAGTGAAATCAGCATCCGATTTCATTTTTTCATATTCATTTTTGAGATCATTGCACCGTTTGATAGATGTGCAATCAGTTTCTATATCTCGGTATTCATTTTTAAGTTTCCTGATTTCTTTTTCAGCCTTTTTTCTAGCATTATTTGAACCGGTTTTGTAAATGGTTTCGTGCTCGATGAACATTGCACATATAGTATCGGGTGTTTTTGTTCTAGTTTGAAAATTAGCAATTTTGTTAGCCAATATATCTAATTCAGTTTGTTGGCCAGATACCGAATCCATAATTTCCTTTTGTATCATACTTTTCTCAGAAAATCTATGGAAGTTGTTCGTTTGACCATTTTTCAATAAATTCAGAATCAACGAATATGATATATAATATTTGGAGACTAGTTTCTGTGGGACACCACCTAGAATTTGTTTGTATTCATAGGGAGACGGAGTAGTAAATAGATTATTACAATGGACTACGTTTCCAATAGTGTCAATGCCACGTCTTCCTGCTCGACCAGCCATTTGTGTATATTCGTGCGACATCAGTAATCGTTGTCCATTTCCATCGAATTTAGTCAAGTTAGTGAATATGGCGGTTCTAATGGGACAATCAAGACCAATAGCAAATGACTCCGTAGCGAATAACAACTTAATATACTTTTTTGATATCATTAGTTCTACAATTTCACGTAGAACAGGAATCATACCAGAATGATGAATCCCAATGCCTTTCTCAAGGAGAGACACCAAATGATTGTATTCGGGTAGTTGTAGATATTCTTGATGGTTAGGTAGTTTTCTTACAATTTGTTCGCATTCGCGTCGAACTGTATATGCAACCTTACTGTCAAATTCCAACAAGGGGACTGTAATATCGTCAGCGCATTTTTCCACTTGTTTTCTAGAAAATACGAATGCGATTGCGGGTAGCATTTCTTTGTCTCGTAAATGTTGTGCAAGTTGGTTTAGAACGTGCTTTCTTTTCATAAATTGTTTGTTATTTTTGAATATCTTTTCAATATTGACGATTTTATTGTAGCCTGGGTCATTGAACTTCCCATTTGCATCACGAAGGAGTATCATTTTATTGGTGCAATCCTTAATTTCTTGTTGCACTACCTTATCCTTGACGTGTTTGAATATAGATTCGGTGTTTGTCATAAACCCATAATGGGTTAGTGGGACAACCCGATGACTCGTAGATGCTAAATATACTTGTTTCCCTCCGTTTTCAACTTGACCACGTTCGCACCATTCAGCAAATCCCGCCGGATTGTCAATCGTGGCAGAAAGCATAACCATTTGAACGTGTGGAGGCAACATAAGAATAGTTTTCTCCCATACTTGGCCGCGGTCAGCATCATTGATATAATGCACCTCATCGAAAACGACACATCCTAAGTCATTTTGGACATCTATTTGGAATTGTAGTCCAACAGATGTGGGGTCGTTTGCAGAGTTGAGAGAAGTAAACAAATAGTTCATCAGAATTTCGGTTGTCATAATAAGAACATCCGCATCAGGGTTGGTTTTGATATCGCCGGTAAAGAGACCGAATGATATGTCTGGAAATTTTTGTGTGAAATCGTGGAATTTTTGGTTGGATAATGCTTTGATAGGGCTTGTATAGATGACCTTTTTCCCTTTTTCTTTGAAATGGCGAATGGCGAATTCTGCAGGAAGCGTTTTCCCTGAACCGGTATGTGCCGTAATGAGGACGTGATTTCCTTCGACAATGGATTGAATCGCATATTTCTGAAAATCACTGAGAGGATACGGAAACGTATCAAAATGTTGTTGAAACAGAGTTTCTACGGGATAAGGAGTATTGCAAATGATTACCATAATGTTGAATAATATATAACGAATGGTTTATATATTATTTAATTATCAATTTTATGTCTAGTCAGATATTATTTGTATCATATTTTTTGGTATAAAATTTGTAATAATATTTTTATATAACATAATAGATATCCGGTGCAAGCCGTCGTGGACAAAGAGTTTATTATTTTTTTTATCGAAATACAATACTATCTTGTTTATCTTAGATACATCGAAATTCTTAATAAGTTGTTTATAATTATCAATAGTATGTTCTTTTTGGTTTGTATCAGTAGTCCAAGAACCGTATAGTTCAAAATCATTGAGTAAAACAGATTTATACGGTATCGTATTTTCAATCTTCATGCAGTGGTGTGGTTTTAAGTAGAAATATTCGTTAACACCCGAAAGTATATTTTGATATTTTTCATTGGGTAATAAATGTTTGCACCATACGTTGTTTAGGTTGATCCCGTTATATTCTTGTAATATAGTGCCGATGATAAAGTTGTCCCACTTAATGTTGCACGCATTCATAGATAAATTCTCACAAATAAACTTACGAGGTTGATATGTTTGAAGTTTGTTTAAAAATATATCGAATTTGGTATCAAACTCCTTGAAATCTGTTATATGTTCCCCACAAATGTCGTCCCAATAAGGAACTGTAGTGGCAGGTGTAATAATATTCTTATCGATTAACGAACCAGGGTATTCTTGTCTTCTTGATGTGACTCCCCATACAAATAGCGGAACATTACAAGCCATAATTTCTTGTACAGCAAACCCCTGACTTTCGTGTCGTCCCAAAAATATGCAGTATTTACATTTTTTTAAAGTAGAAATAAAATCAGATTCTTTATATCCTGTTTTATAATTGAAAAGAGTATAGCTAATATTTCGTTCTTTTAACTTTTGTGTTAACAATTCAAAATCAGAAGGAATTCGGTCTTTGTAATATAGGATAACAGAATCTTTACTCACAGAAGAGTCTGGTTTAAATAATTCTATATCTACACCAAACGGCATAGCTTGCATTGGTAGGTTCTTGAATTTAAATTCGTCGAGCCATAGATCGATACTGGGTTGTGAAGGTTGTATATATATTGCATTATTGCATTGGTTGTTGAGTTTAATTATTTCATTTATGCGACCTTTTCCAAAGTGAGGGCCAAATATGAATGTTTTCAGAGGATATTGTTCTATCTTAATTGTTCTAGTTGGACATAAGACTACATCCGCATCATTTATATTACCTACAAATTGTACTCTTTTTTTATATTCATTCAAAAAATGTTGATTTTTGTGATGAAAAGTAGCAGTCTCAAAAATATTGAATTTGTAGTATTTTTGTAAAATCGGTTTTA